GCTGTGTTTTTTGCGCCAGTTGTGTTTGCACTTAGTGCTTTTTCTCCTACAGCAGTTATGTAACTTGCGGTTGTATTAGCGTCTAGTGCTAGATAGCCCACTGCTACGTTAGAAGCGCCTGTGGTGTTTGCGACTAAAGCATCTTTACCAACAGCCGTGTTGTTAGCCGCTGTTGTATTTGCTGCTAGAGCATTTTGACCAAGACCTACATTAGCAACCCCTGTAGTGTTAGCTCCTAAAACATTATAACCTACTGCTGTATTTCCATCAGCCGTAGTGTTGGCTCCTAAAGCACTATAGCCAATTGCTACACCATAAGTACCTGTCGTGTTTGCGTCTAAAGCTAAAGCACCAACTGCGATATTTCTTGCGCCTGTGGTGTTAAGTTCTAATGCTTGGTCACCAATGGCAGTATTGTTAGAAGCTGTAGTATTGGATTTTAATGCCTGATAACCCATAGCAACATTACTAGCACCCGTGGTATTAGCTGTTAGTGAAAAAGCACCTGTAGCAACATTATTAGCACCTGTAGTGTTCAATTGTAACGTGCTAGAACCAAGAGCAGTATTATAAGACGCAGTTGTATTAGCACCTAAAGCATTATCCCCTACTGCTACATTTTGACCTCCAGTAGTAATCGCATCCCCAGCTAGACCACCGATAAGGGTGTTGTAAGTGCCTGTGGTTACTGCGGCTCCTGCTGACCCGCCTACGGCTGTATTGTACGTGTTAGCGGCAGATGCAATATTTTGAGCAGATAACGCATCTCTACCAATTGCCACGTTCCACTGACCAACATCATCAGTGGTTAAAGCACCATAACCAACGGCTACGTTAGAAGATCCAGTTGTAAGAGCATCACCCGCTAGACCACCGATAAGGGTGTTGTTTGTGCCTGTAGATACTATTTGCCCTGCGCCATGTCCAACAGCAGTGTTAAAAGTATTACTTGCGCTTGCAGGGTTCATTGCTGCTAAAGTGCTGTAACCAAGCGCGACGTTTTTACTGCCAAGTGCATTATTGCTTAAAGATTGATAACCAACTGCTGTATTGAAATCGGCATCAGTAATCGCATCACCTGCTAGACCACCAATAAGGGTGTTTTGAACGCCTGTGGTTACTGCTACACCTGCGTTAAAACCAACGGCTGTATTGTACACATCAGTATTAGAAGAAGGCGCTTGAGCAACAAGTGCTTGATAACCAATAGCGACTGAACGATCCCCAACAGTATTTGTTGCTAGGGCGTTATAACCCAAGGCAGTGTTAAGGTCACCAGTGGTGTTAGATGATAACGATCCATGACCAATTGCGGTGTTTTTACCCGCTGTGGTGTTTGCGATTAAAGCACTTCTTCCCACGGCAGTATTACTAGCGCCTGTAGTATTTGCACTTAATGCGCTTGCGCCCACCGCTGTGTTGTCAGCCGCTGTGGTATTAGCATATAAAGCTGAATCTCCAACTGCGGTGTTTGTTCCACCTGTGGTGTTTGCGCTTAAAGAAGAGTAACCAACTGCCGTGTTGTTAGCCGCAGTAGTGTTTGCGTCTAATGCCAATGCACCGACTGCAACATTACTAGCACCTGTGGTGTTTGCGGTTAAAGCACTCTTACCAACTGCGGTGTTGTTAGAGGCTGTAGTGTTAGCATCTAAAGATTCAACACCCATTGCGGTATTATTAGCGCCTGTGGTGTTTGCTGTTAAAGCGTTATCACCAACCGCTGTGTTATCTTCACCTGTAGTGTTCGCGGCTAAAGCTACATAACCAAGTGCTGCGTTATGAGAACCTGTAGTGTTTGCTGTTAAAGCTAAAGTACCAACCGCCGAGTTATAATTACCTGTGGTGTTGGCATCTAAAGTGTTGCTACCTATCGCAATGTTGTTCACACCTGTCGTGTTTGCACCTAAAGCTGCATATCCAACTGCGGTATGGGCTGATCCTGTTGTGTTGGCTGTTAAAGCATCCTTACCAACTGCTGTGTTAAAACTTGCTGTTGTATTAGCGTCTAATGATCTATAACCAACAGCAACATTACTATCCCCAGTAGTAATCGCAGTACCTGCTTCATCGCCTACGACAACATTATGATTACCACCGCTTGCAATGCTGTTACCTGCGTTGGCACCTGCGCGGAAGTTGCTTGTTCCTGCGGTTAGCGTAGTAAAGTCATCGCCAATGGAGATATCAAGATCAGTACCGCCAGTAGTATTTCCAATCGCCAGCACTTCAGCAAGCGTATCTACAGTATCTACTTGGGCATCAACGTAGGTTTTAATCGCCCCTTGTGTCGCTAACAGCGTAGCACTTGTACCGAGGGTGCCATTATCAACCCCTGTGACAGTCGCGCCTGTAGCAAGTGCTAAACTAGCGGCTGTGGCTGTTCCTGTGGTGGACAGGTTTTCATTACCAAAACTAATAGCACCAGAACTGTCGGTGACACTGCCTGAACCAATCGTCAGTGTTCCTGCTGTTAACGTATCGAACCAACCCTTTAGCCATCTAACCGCCGTAGACCCCAGGCTGTCGGTGCTGTCTGTGTCTGAAACAATACTCGACCCGCTGGTGATACCACCCGTTGCTACCTGTGTAGCTGTGGTAGTTAGAACACCTGTGACCAGTGCTGTGCCGCTAACATCTAAGTTACCATTGAGATCGACAGTCGTAGCCGCTATTTGGATTTCCGTGTCTGCGACAATATCAAGCTGTCCGTCCGCCGAGCTATGAATATATATGGCCGCATCTCGGAACTGGACCTTGTCAGTTGTGGTTGTGGCGATGTCCGTCCCGCCAGTGGTATTACCAAGGGCAAGAACTTCCGAAAGAGTATCAGCAGTATCTACTTGCGCGTCTACATAGGCTTTAATAGATTGTTGAGTCGCAACCTTAGTCGCTGAATTTGAGGCCATGTTGTCCTCATCCAGCACCGCCGAACCACTGACCCCCGTATTCAATACTACTGAGGTAATCGTCTTGTTGGTCAGAGTGTCTGTCGTAGCTTTACCAACCAGGGTATCCGTTGCTGCTGGCAGCGTAACAGTCACATCTGCCGTTGCCGCTGGACCAATCAGGGTTACCGAATTTGTACCGTTATCAGTGTCCTCCTTAAATAGAATGCTACCTGCCGCGCTTGCACTGCCAGAAAGCACCGGAGCCGTGAGAATCTTGTTGGTCAGCGTTTGAGCGTGGGCCTCGAAAACAAACGTGTCGGCCCCTGTGAGTAGCGGCAGAGTGACAGTCCTGTCTGCTGCAAGGTTAGCAACAGCAAACACATACTGGTGATCTGCCGCACTGTCGTTGATTTGTGGGGTCGTTAAGACTGGACTCGTTAGAGTCTTATTCGTTAACGTCTGGGTCGCAGTCGTCCCGACAGACTCGTACCAGGTTCCAAGTGACCCGCCATCGTCACTGTTCCACCAAAGCCCATTGGACTCAGTGATTACAACCTGACCATATCGGATCTCGCCAGTACTCGCTGTGTCCCTGACCGCGCTGATAACAACTGCCCGATCAGTGGAGGGAGCGTTCGAGCTCGACGCTTGCAGCGAATAAAAGCCTGATTTTTTTAAGCTGGTTGCGGTCGTATCACTGGCATCGGATATGGATGTATTGCCAGCGTTGGACGCATTAGCATCATTTAAAATCGTCTGTAATTGTGTCGTTGTTTGAGTTATCTGGCCCATGTCATCCTCTTAAGATTTGCGCGTCTATTGCCGCGTCAAGAATATCTACCTTTGTATTACTGCTGGTTTCTACGCGCACAATAATCTCTCGACTTTTCCCGATCGAATTGATATCCACGGTCTTGTTGCCATCAACAGTCATCGTATTGATTGATTGGAAACTGTTTAAATCTTTCGAGACTTTCAAGGCTACGCTTGAGCTTGCAGACGCATCAACATGCAACTTGATCTTATCAATAACCATTTCGGCGCCGCCGACATCCATCACCTCAGAACTGATGAGCGGCAAGTCTTTACGCCTGGTCATGTTTGCGCCATCTTGCTGATAGTTTGAAAAGTCTAGTCTGTAGATTTTTTTGTTTGCAGAATGAGCCGCCAAAACGAGATCATAATGATGAACGATTGAGGTGGTCATAAAGTCTTTTTCAAACCACGTTTGAGATGTAACGTGGTAGCACCATATTTGCCCCTGATCACTAAAGATGAAATCGACAAAGTTTTCTTGATGCAGGCTGTATGCAGAGACTCTCGCTGTCGCGAAGTCTGTTGCTCCGAACGAAGCCCACGCCTCGCCTATCGCTGGAACAAATAACGGCTGATGATTCTCACCTTGGATCATTCCAGGCCGTCGATTACCGTCAATAAAATAGATAATGCCGTCAATCGAATCTACTGCGTAAGTGCCACAAATGCCCTGCTGTAGAACTGCTTGGCGACTCAAAGGCGGTCTACCTGTTCCGCTGGTAAACCATATTTCTGTCGTCGTTTCACCAAACAAATAAAGAAGCTGGTTGAGACTGAAGACTCTTACAAGATCATCAGGCAAAGCCTCTGCCTGGGCAAAGTCTAACGTGGCAATCGTGGCGCCATCGTTCAAAGCTGAAACAACAAAGTACCCGTCTGGTTGTTGATATATAAACCGGGAGTCGAGAAAGGCAACGGAACTGGTCGTCAGAAGATCATCATCAGTCACCACAACTAACCCAGCGGCTACTGTGTAAACGTATACGTCTGGTGTGCCGCCCGTCGTGATTATGAGCTGAGTTGCATCAGCGGCCATTACAACAGGATTCGGAGTATTGCTGATCTCTCCTATGAAAAGGGCATTGCCGCTGGAATCAATCGAATACAATGCGGAGCCGGTTACTTGATATAAAAGACCATTCGGCCCGTCAGCAATCAGTCCTCTGTCTGCGCCACCAGGGTTGATTGAAACCTGCACAGGATCTCCATCGGAATCCGTAACGGCTGAA